CTTCTCGCTTGGATACAGCAAATGTCCTTACTGTATTTACGCCAGGGACATTGCCATCATCAATGCACTTAGCCATGTGAAGCATAGATATAATTTGTGATGAAGACGGATGTTCTTTACCACAGTTTGGGCAAATTACCTTTTCCGTGTTAATTTGCTCGTTTACGTAATAGTTGCAATTACAAGTGCAATAAATTTTCAGTTTTAAAAACATTTTGCGACACCTCCTTAATAGGTTGATTGTAGCATATTTTTAAAACATGTACCACAACATTTATCGAAAGAGGTGATACATTATACTTAGTCCTGAATATTTACGCCGGATAACAGAGGGAAGCGAACAAATTGCAGAAGAACTGCACCAGTATATCATCTCTGAGATCGTATCGAGGATGATGGCAAGAATCGGCAAAGGTGAAGATTATATTCTGACCAATGCTGATGCATGGAGAATCAGAACGCTACAAGAGTCCGGCGAGCTGTTAGAGGACATTCTAGCGGAATTATCCAAATATACCAAACGTGAACAGCAGGAACTTCTTGAAGCGTTTGAGGATGCCGGAATCACTGCAATGAACTATGACGACAAGGTCTATAAGGCGGCAGGACTAAGCCCTGTACCGCTCGAACAGTCACCGACAGTGATAAGACTCATGGAGCGGAATATGCTTGCAACCATGGGTGAGTGGAAGAACTTCACACGGACAACTGCAAGTGCCGCTCAGAGGCTCTATATCGAACAATGCGACCTTGCATATAATCATGTGATGGCTGGGGCAGTTGGATATACGCAAGCCATCAAAGAGGCAGTTAATAATGTTGTATCAGATGGTGTCACCGTCACATATCCATCTGGCAGAAAAGACACGATTGAAACCGCAGTTGCGCGTTCTGTCAGAACTGGTGTGGCACAGGCGTGTGCTGATATTCAGTTGACAAGAATGAAAGAAATGGGATACGGTTTAGTGTTGACATCGGCACACATAGGAAGCCGCCCAAGCCATGAAGTATGGCAAGGGCAGGTATTTTCTATAGACTGGGAAAAATTAAAAGAAATCAAGCCGGAGTTTTTTCAGGAACGAGATACATCAGAATATCGTAGAATGTTGGAACAAAAATCAAGCCAATATCCAGATTTTATTGAAAATTGTCATTATGGCGAAGCCGATGGAATATGCGGAGTAAATTGCAGACATCATTTTTCAGTTTGGGTGGAAGGAATGCCGAATCCCTATGCAGAACTATCAGCACAGGACAAAGCCAACAAGGGAAAGCAGTACGAAAAGGAACAGAGACAACGTACTTACGAACGGAGAATCCGCAAGACAAAGCGGGAAGTTCTTGGACTGCAAGCAGGAGTTGACAATGCACTGAATGAAAAGGCAAAATTTGCACTTCAGCAAGACCTTGACCGGAAGTCTTATCTTTTACAGAAACAAAATGCTGCATACAAAGATTACTGCAAACAGAACGACCTGAGAGAACTGCAAGACCGGCTTATGATAGCAAAATGGAATCGCCAGAACGCCGCTAAAGCCAGAGGAGCGGCAAAGAGATATAAAACAGCAAAGGGGATTGACTGATGGATAGATGGGAATATTACAATCCGAATCCTG